CAGGCGCGCACGGTTCAACGAGCGGCTGGCCGATCGCACAGGCATCAAGGGCAACTCCATGCTGCTGGACGTGGCATGGGTCGCCTACCAGATGGGCGAGGAGGATCGCAATGCCGGGCAGTAAGAAGCCGCGCAAGCCGATGCGCCACCGGCCGGCGGCGATCCCTATCATGATCCGCACGGGTGTCGACGAGGAGCGCAACTTCAAGCTGATCCCGCACCAGGAACTGGACCTGCTGCGGCGCGGTGAGGGAAATGAGGTGTCGTTCCACACGCTGGCCTGCCGAGTGAACTGGGGCGCGGTCATGGCCACGCGCCATCCATGGTCGGAAGATCCCAAGCCGGCGATGCGCGATGCACTCGACGCCCTGCGCATGCTCAAGGACCGCAGCCAGGCGCGCGGCAAGTGGCTGGCCACCGGCGACGAGCTGCGCGCCATCGGCGAAGCGCTCACCATCGTGGACGACATGCAGGACGCCACCACAAGGCGCCACCACCGCGATGCGCTGCGGGTCGTGCTGCAGATGGCGACCTGAAGGAGCGAACACGATAGCCTGCGCCTATCGATGAGCAATTGCCATCGCATCATTCAATTGGATCAACAGTCAATTGCAATGCGATAATTCAGTCATGGGCAGCGCATGTGGCGCGGCGATAGATGAAGGGGAAGATGATGGGACAGCAACGATTCAGCGTGGAAGTGAACGGCATCTGGATTGGTAACGTCCGCGCGGAGAGTGCAGAAGCCGCAATCGTGTGGGGCCAGAACGAGCCCGAGTTTGAGGCTTTGGGGCTTGATTCCCCGCACAATTGGGAAGCCATCCCCATTTAACCCCAACCCGCGCCCTTCGTGGCGCATCACCGAAAGGTCAAGACCATGATTGCAGATATCTACGAAGTAGCGCGCATCCGGCACGAGACGATTGACCGGATCGAGTCCTTGCTTAAGGCGTTCGGCACCGATCCTTTGGAACTCGTTAAGCAGGTCGAGAAGGAACTGGAGCACCACAAGCGCCGGATGGCCGCGCTTCCCGGCTCCAATCCGTCTACCTGACCCCAACCCGCGCCCGCTTCTGTGGGCGCATCACATGGAGATGACCATGAGCAGGAACAAGCGTGAAGGGCGATACTGTGGCAACTACAAAGGCCACGCTATTCGCAGCCGAATCCCGTATGGCAAGTGCGTGTACGCTGCTTCTGCCATGCACGCTGTCATCTACGAGTTCGGATATTTTCGCTACCGACGCTGGCATGCCGCCTAGCCCATTCTGCCTGCATCACGTCAAGCCCGCCACGCGCGGGCTTTTTTGCGTAGAATGAATACTGAACGGAAGCGTGGTCGAGTGGTTTAAGGCAACCGCATTGAAAGCGGAAGGCCGGGCAGGGATGCTCCGGCCCGTGGGTTCGAATCCCACCGCTTCCGCCAGATCACACGATGGTCGCGGCTGCCTGCGCGAACCACTTCAGGATATCAACCGTCGAGTCGTCGATCACTTTCGCATAAATCTCGCTCGGGCTGACGCGCAGCGCCTCGACATCGCGAATGCCGAGACTGGCCAGGGCCGCCAGGGTCAGGTTCCGCAGCGCGGCCCGGTTCGGCGGGTCGATTGCCGACCGATCTGGGGAGCAGGCTGCCGCGCGGGCGGCTGCAATCGGCAAGATGGATGGCGAATAACATCGCAGCACCCCATTCCCCATATCTTTCACCATGTAACGCACGGCGTGCGTGCTGGCGATATCCGCCAGCGATGATCCTGATGCAATAGCAATTGGCTCGGTAGCTTGTGCGAAGCTCATCATGGCTTGACGCCCCTCTTATTCGTTTCCCGGTGGTAGGCCGCACAAAAAGTCTTCCCGGTTGAGATCCGGCGAATCGTTGCCTTTTCAAGTGGCGCGATTGTGATACCATTGGTACGCAATCGGCACCAATGATGATTCAGCTTCGATCACGCGAGATACGGGAGTCAACGCCCTCGCGCGGCGGCCAGATGAGTCAATCGGGAAAATTTCGCAGTCGTATAGCTAACTGGGGATAAGGCGTGAGGGCAAAGGAAAAAACGCCCAATCAGGAAGGTGGCAAGTCAGCGACCAAGGCTGGCGGGGCGAAGCGTGCGCGGACCAAAACCACCAAGACGGCCAAGCCAGGACGCCCGAGCAGCTACAGCCAGGCGATGGCTGACTTGATTTGCAATGGGTTGGCGGAAGGACGCAGCCTGCGCAGCATTTGTTCGGCCGACAACATGCCCCACGCCGGGACCGTTTGCCGGTGGCTCGCCGCCCACGCCGAGTTCCGCGAACAATATGCGCGCGCGCGAGAAGCGCAGGCCGAAACCTTGTTCGACGAGATGCTGGATATCGCCGACGATGGACGCAACGACACCTACCTTGACGAGAACGGCAACAAGCGCACGGACCATGACGTGATCGCCCGCTCCAAACTGCGCGTCGAGACCCGCAAATGGATGGCCGGCAAGCTCAAGCCGAAGGTCTACGGCGACAAGGTCGACGTGAACCATGGCGTGCAGCCGGAGAACCCGCTGGCGATGCTCTTGCAGCAGGTGCAGGGAACGCCAGTGCGCCCGAAAGGTGGCGAGTAAGCATGCCAGAGGCAAGCTTCATCCCGACAACCGAACAGGAACTCGTCGAGTGTCTGAAAGACCCGATGTGGCGCATTAGGTCGGGCTTTCTCTACAAGGTCAAGAACAAGCAGAAGCAGATCGTCCCGTTCATCCCGAACGAGGCGCAGGAGCAGTTGCTGCGCGATATGCACTGGCGCAACATTATCCCCAAGGCCAGGCAGCGCGGCTTCTCCACCCTGATCCAGCTTCTCGGGCTGGACACGGCGCTGTTCCAGCCGGGCTCAGACGTGGGCGTGATCGCGCAGGACCTGGACACAGCCTACGAGATTTTCGAGAGCAAGATCAAGCTGGCCTACGACCACCTGCCGGACGTGATCCGGGCGATGGTCGGCGTGGTGTCCAGCACCAAGAGCAGCATCAAGTTCGACAACGGCTCCGGCGTGCGTGTGGGCACATCGATGCGCGGCGGCACGCCCAACTTTGTGCATGTGTCCGAGTTCGGCAAGATTTGCGCGAAATACCCGGACAAGGCGCGCGAGGTGCTGACCGGCACGCTGCCGGCCGTGCCCGACGACGGCATCGTGTTCATCGAGTCCACCGCCGAAGGGCGCGACGGACCGTTCTACGATATGTCGTCCGAGGCCAAGGCCGCGCAGGACGATGGCCGCAAGCTGTCGCCGCTGGAGTTCAAGCTGCACTTCGCCAGTTGGTGGGACGCCGACGAGTACGAGCTGGACCCCGCCGGCGTGATCGTCACGCCCAAGCAGCACGAGTATTTCGCCCAGGTCGAGGCGAAGATAGGCCGCACGATCGGCCCGCGCAAGCGCGCCTGGTACGTCACCATCCTGCGCCAGAACTTCGCCGGCGACCAGCAGATGATGTTCCAGGAATACCCGTCCACCTTCGACGAGGCATTCAGCGTGAGCATGGAGGGAACCTACTACGCGGTCCAACTGGCGGCGGCGCGCAACAACGGCCAGTTCAAGGCGCACATCCCGGTCCTTGCCAGCATCCCGGCCTTCACGTTCTGGGACATCGGCGCCAGCGACGGCACGGCGATCTGGGTGTTCCAGCATCTCGGGATGGAATGGCGCGTGATCCGGTTCAAGGAGGGCTGGGGCGAGCCGTACAGCACGTTCACCCGCTGGCTGCAGTCGCTTGGCCTGACATGGGCCACGATGTTCCTGCCGCACGACGCCGACCATGTGCGACAGGGGCAGACCAGCAACAAGAGCCCAAAGCAGATGCTGGAGGAGCTGATGCCCGGCGTGAACTTCGAGATCGTCCCGCGCATCGAGGACATCAACTGGGGCATCCAGCAGACCCGCGACGTGTTCCCGCTGCTCTGGTTCGACGAGACGGAATGCAAGGAAGGCATCGTCCACATCGAGAGCTACCGGCGGAAATGGAACGAGCGCCAGGCGTGCTGGTCGAGCGAACCGGACAAGACCGGCGGCCATTCGGAAGCGGCGGACGCCCTGCGGCAGTTCGCCCAAGCCTACACTGCCGGCCTGATCAACGTGAACCGAGGCGCCTGGAAGCGCCGCAAGTCGAGCTGGCGCACCAATTAACCACCAACAGGGAGAGATGATGAAGACCTACCAATGCCACAAGCGTGTTGAAGCGGCAAAGATCCTCGACATCGGGCAGCAGAAAATAGTGTCGACGGACAGCGTCGAAACCTTGCTGAAGTTGGAAGGTGAGACCTTCGCGCTCATCGTCAGCAAGGAATACGTGGCCAAGCACAAGCCGCAGATCGGCGGCTATTTTGTACGCTACGACGATGGCTATCAGTCCTTCAGTCCGGCAGCGGCATTCGAGGCTGGCTACACTGAGGTGCCAGCATGACCGACCGCCAACCCGCCATCGACTTAACGCGTTATCAATTCAAGCGCGAGTTGCACGGACTAGCGCTCTATGGCTCGTGGGTCTTCAATGAAGATCAGGAAAGTCACGAACCCTGCCTAGTCGTCATCAACGCCGTCTACCCGCGCGCGTTCAAGCCCGTCGTTGTGGCACTTTCCGCAGCGTACCTTTACAATGACGCGCGTTACATGGCGCGGCGCGCGCGGGAATTCGTGAGCCTGCTCGGCCTGCACGACAGCATGACGACCGCGCACCGGGTGGCCTTGCTGCTCGAGGACCACCTGCACGACCTGCTGATGATGCCGCCGAACCCGACCGAGGCAATCGTGGTGGCCGACGCCAGCGTCAAGGCGGACGGCAAGTCGCGCTCGCTCGAAATTGTCGAGCACGTGAACCAGAAGCAGGCGTAACCCTTCAACCACCGGAGCGACGATGGCTTCTTTCGACCTTGCCGACGACACCCTGACCAGAACCAAGAAGGGCTCGCCCGTCGACCGCCTGCCGGTGGAGGATACGCCAGAACCGGAGCAGCCGGCGCACTCGATGGAGGCAGCCGATGTGCTGGAGCGGCACGCGATGCTGGTATCGAAGTACCGCTACGAGCTGGAGGTGCAGTCCGACCACCGCGCCGAGATGGCGCGCGACGAGGACTACTACGACCACATCCAGTTCACCCTGGAGCAGATCAAGGAGCTGGAGAATCGCGGCCAGGCGCCGGTGGCCTATGACGTGATCCACAACACGGTCAACTGGGTGATCGGCAGCGAGAAGCGCGGGCGCACCGACTTCAAGATCCTGCCGCGCGGCAAGGAGGATTCCAAGCCGGCCGAGGGCAAGACCAAGTACATGAAGTACCTGTCGGACGTGAACCGCACGCCGTTCAACCGCTCGCGCTCGTTCGAGGATGCGGTCAAGGTCGGGGTCGGCTGGATCGAGACGGGCGTGCCGGACGACGAGGACGAGGAGCCGACCGGCGACCGCTACGAGTCCTGGCGCAACATCCTGTGGGACAGCGCCTCGACCGAGATGGACACGTCCGACATGCGCTACCAGTTCCGCTCGAAGTGGCTGGACCTGGATATCGCGCTGGCCATGTTCCCCGACCGGGCCGAGCAACTGAAATCGAGCGTGCAGGAGGTGGCCACCTTCGGCACCAGCGCGATGCTCGACGGCGACGAGGCGATGGACGGCGCCGAGTCCGAGCGCGAGCTGTTCGGCGGGTCGAGCCCGATCTACCTCTACAAGCGCCAGCGCGTGCGCATCATCGAGGCGTGGTATCGCGTGCCGGAGACGGTCAAGCGGCTGCGGGGCGGCGCGTTCAAGGGCGACATCTTCGACGAGCGCGACCCGCGCCACGCCGGCGAGATCGAGAGCGGCCGGGCGCGAATTGTCGAGAAAGTCATCATGCGCACCCGCGTGATGTTCATGACCACGACCGCCCCGCTGGTCGACATGCCCAGCCCGTACCGGCACAACCGCCTGAAATTTATCCCGATCTGGGGCTACCGTCGTGGCCGCGACAACCTGCCGTACGGGATCATCCGTGGCCTGCGCGGGCTGCAGGACATCATCAACAAGCAGGCTTCCAAGGCGCTGTACATCCTGTCGACCAACAAGGTCGCAATGGAAGAGGGCGCGCTACCTGACGGCATTACCCAGGAGGACTTCGCCGAGGAGGCGGCACGCCCGGACGCTCAGCTCGTTTTCAGAAATGGTGCACTTTCTGGAAACAAGGTCGTTTTCAACATGGACCGCGACCTTGCCGACGCGCATCTGGCATTCATGAGCAACAACATCAACATGGTGCAGCAGGTCGGCGGCGTCACCGACGAGCTGATGGGCAAGCAGACCAATGCCATCTCGGGCATCGCCGTGCAGCGCCGCCAGGAGCAGGGCTCGCTCGCCACGTCCAAGTTCTTCGACAACCTGCGCTTCGCGGTCCAGCAGCATGGGGAGATCACCCTGTCGCTGATGGAGCAGTTCGTAACGGAAGAGAAACAGTTCCGTATCACCAACCAGCGCGGCAACCCGGAGTTCATGACCCTGAACGACGGCCTGCCGGAGAACGACATCACCCGCTCCAAGGCCGACTTCATCATTTCCGAATCGGACTGGCGCGCCACCATGCGCCAGGCGCAGGTCGAGCAACTGTTCGAGATGCTGTCGAAGATGCCGCCGCAGATCGCGCTGGTCATGCTCGACCTCGTGGTGGAACTGATGGACATCGACAACCGCGACGAGATCGCCAAGCGCATCCGCGCCATCAACGGCCAGCGCGACCCGGACCAGGCCGAGCCGACGCCGGAGGAGCAGCAGCAGATGGCCGCCCAGCAGGAGCAGCAGCAGGCCCAGCGCGAGGCGTTCATGGCCGAACTGCGCCTGAAGCACGCCACCGCAGCGAAGGCCGAGGCCGGCGCCGAGCTGACAAAAGCGCAGACCGTGGCCCAGAACATGACGGCCGCAGCCGACGCCATGACAGCCGCTACCGCCGTGATCCAGATGCCGACCATCGCCAGGGTGGCCGACAACCTGCTGGTGCAGGGCGGGTGGACGGGCGGACAGCCAATTCCGACTGGCCTGCCGCCGGCCGCGCAAGGAATCCCGCCGCAGGCGGTGCAGCAACCACCGGCGCCAGTGCCCGTGGAACAACCACAACAAGGAGCGTAAATGCAACAATTCATCGGAACGAAGGTCATCGCCGCCAAGCCCATGACGCGCGGCGATTACAACGACTATCGCGGCTGGCCGCTGCCGGCCAATGAGAACGCGCAGGACGAGGGCTACCTGGTTGAATACATGGACGGCGGCAAGCCGAACGACCCGCGCCATGCCGGCTATATCAGTTGGTCGCCGGAAGAGCAGTTCGTGAACGCCTACCGGCCCTGCACCGCCATGACGTTCGGTCTCGCTTTGGAAGCACTCAAGCGCGGCGAGAAGGTAGCGCGCGCTGGATGGAATGGCGCAAGCCAGTGGGTTGCGCTTTGCGAGGGCCGCGCCAATCTGCCGGCCTTCCAGTTCTGGAACGAGCACACGCGCACACACGCCAACGAGAACGGCGGAACTGCCTCGGTACGTCCTTACTTCATCCTCAAGACTGCGCAGAATGACATCCTGATGGGCTGGTCGCCATCGCAGTCCGACGCGCTGGCCGAGGACTGGCAGATCGTCGAGTAATCACAACTACAACCAACATCCAATAGGGAGCCTAAATGAACGACCAAGCAATTGAGCAGGAAATCCAAGCCAAGGGCCTGACCGCGCCGCGCGTCACGCCAGCGGACATCGAGGCGAACATCGACACGGAGCACTATTTCACGGCAGCTCAGGGTGCCGCGCACTACTCTGCTGAGAACCCGCACGGCTTCCGCGATGGCGAGCCGGCGCTCGGGCTGCTTACCTTCTGTGTGCTGGTCCTGCGCAACGGCTTCACCGTGACCGGCGAGAGCGCCTGCGCCAGCCCGGAGAACTTCGACGCCGAACTGGGTCGCAAGATCGCGCGGCAGAAAGCGGTCAGCAAGATGTGGCCGCTGATGGGCTACGCGCTCAAGCAAAAGTTGCACGAAAGGGATGCGCGGCTGGAATCGCACGTCGAGATGGTGCGCGAGTCCGGATGGATGCCAGGCGATGGCGCGGGCCAGAATTATCCCGCCTGACCACAACGACAAGTGATAGGAGAATTCTATGACGACTGAAATCGAACACGACGGCATGGACGGCCTGACCGCCGAGGAGCGCGCCATTCTGGCCGAGCCGGACGACGAGAGCCAAACCGCCACGCAGGGCGAGTTGGAAGATAAGGCCGCAGCCGAAGCTGCAACATCCACCACCGAGACGGAGAAGCCGAATGCTGACGACACGGAAAAGGATAAGGGCGGCGAACCTGCTGGCGCTGCTGCTGCCGCTGACCCTGGCGCAGCCGCTGCTGCCGAACACCAGCCGAACCAGCCTGCTGCCGCTGCCCAAGCTGAACCGGGCCAGCCGGCGAGCGCTGCGCAAGGCGCCCCGCTTCTCGTAGCGCAGGCGCCGGCCGACGCCGACGCGAAGCTGGCCGACATCAAGACCAAAAAGGACGAGGTACTGTCCCGGTTCGACGACGGCGACATAACGGCCAAGGAGATGCAGGCCGAGCTGGATGCGCTGGGCAAGCAGGAGCGCGAGATCGAGCGCGCGATCGACAAGGCCAACATCGCTGCCGAGCTGGAGCAACAGCGCCGCAAGAACCAGTGGGATGCCGACTGCGCCTCGTTCCTGGACGCGCACAAGGCCGACTACCATGGCGAGGCCAACGCGGAGCGCTTCACGCACCTGAACGAGACGGTCATCGCGCTGGCCAACATGCCGCGCAACGCCAACCTGACCGGGCAGCAACTGCTGGTGCGGGCGCACATGATGGTCAAGGCCGAGCTCGGCGAGGCAGTAGTGCTGCCGGCGGCAGCCAAGACCAAGCAGCAGGAGATTCCGAAGCCTGCTCTGCCGCCGAACCTGGCCGGCGTGCCGTCCGCCTCGACCAACGATCCTGGCGAGGGCAAGTGGGCGTCGCTCGACCGCATCCGCGACTCCGGCGACGGCGTGGCCTACGAGAAGGCGCTGTCTGCGCTGTCCGAGGCCGACCGCGACGCCTACCTGGCTTCCTAACTCAAAACCAGATCGAGGCCCAATGCTCAGAATCGACCTCCGACCCGGAGAAGCCATCGTCATCGGCGATGCCGTGGTCACGCTGGAAGACAAGTCAGGCAAGATTGCCAGGCTGTCGGTGCAGGCCGACAAGTCGATCCCGGTGCGCCGGGTGCAGGAGCAGGGCACGATCGCCAAGATGGTCGCGGAACAGGGCATCACGCGCAAGGCGTAACACGCCAAGGCGTAGCCGCGTTTCCGCGACCATTGCGGTTGCAATTCCAAACCAGTCGCTTCATAATCGCACCAACTTCAGCGCAGGAGTGCAGAAGGGAATTCATAACCCTTTTTGAAAGGCACTCCTCATGTCCGCTACCGTATTCGGCACGTCCGATCCGAAGACCCAGAAGAAATGGTCTGCCAACCTCGCCCTCGACACGGCCAAGAAGTCGTACTTCGAGGGCCGCTTCATCGGCGAATCCGACAACGCCATCATCCAGAAGAAGAACGACCTCGAAAGCGACGTCGGCGACCGCGTCTCATTCGACCTGTGCGTGAAGCTGCGCAACAAGCCGACCTACGGCGACGCCAAGCTGGCCGGCAAGACCGAAGGGCTGAAGTTCTTCACCGACGAAGTCGTGATCGACCAGGTCCGCCACGGCGTCGACTGCGGCGGCAAGATGAGCCGCAAGCGCATCGTTCATGACGTGCGCAAGGTCGGCAAGGGCCGCCTGGGCGACTACTTCGCGCAGCTCGTCGACGAATTCATCTTCATGTACCTGTCGGGCGCGCGTGGCATCAACGAGGACTTCATCGAGGACACCTCGTTCAACGGCTTCGCGACCAACCCGCTGCAGGCTCCGGACGCCGACCACCTGCTGTACGGCGGCTCTGCCACCTCGAAAGCGTCGCTGACGGCCGCCGACAAGATGACCCGCATCGTGATCGAGAAGGCCCAAAACAAGGCCAAGATGATGCAGGCGCGTAATCCACGGACCGCCAACATGGTGCCGACCACCAATGGCCCGGACAAGCAGTATGTGCTGGTGATGTCGGAGGACCAGGCGTTCGACCTGCGCACCGCCGACACCGCAGGCTGGGTCGACTTCCAGAAGGCCGCCGCCGCCGCCGAAGGGCGCAACAACCCGATCTTCCGTGGCGGCCTTGGCCTCTTGGGCGACACGATCCTGCACTCGCACGCCTCCGTGATCCGCTTTGCGGACTATGGCGCCGGCCAGAACGTCGCGGCTGCACGCGCCCTGTTCCTTGGACGCCAGGCCGGCGTGATCGCCTACGGCAACGCCGGCGGCGGCATGCGCTACACCTGGGAAGAGGAAGTCGACGACTTCGGCAACAACCCGCAGATCGCGACCGGCACCATCGTCGGCATCAAGAAGACCCGCTTCAACAACAGCGACTTCGGCGTGATGTCGATCGACACCGCCGCGAAAGACCCGAACGCCTGATGGCGATGGCCCGGTGAGAAGCCGGGCCTGACGGGCTGTTAATCGAACCTCATTTCAGGAGCAGCAAATGGCAACCATCCGCCAATCGAAGCATGCACAGAACCAGCTTGCCGTGGCCGTCAGCGACGGCGCTAACGACGTGGTCGTCAACGACTACTTCTACGACCTGCCGACCGCCCAGAACGTGACCGGCGACATCATCGAAATGGGCATCCTGCCGGCATACCACACGGTGTCCGACGTGGTGCTGGTGTCCGACGACCTTGACGCTGGCACGGCAATCGTGCTCGACGCCGGCCTGATGTCCGGTGCGCCAGGCTCGACCGACACCAGCCGCACCTGCGGCGCCGAACTGTTCTCGGGCGCCACCACCGCACAGACCGGCGGCGTGGCGCGTCCGTCGCTGCCTTCGGCCTTCAAGATCTTGGCGACCGAGACCGACCGCTCGCTCGGCGTCAAGATCGCCACCCAGTCCGCTACCCCGGCGGCGGGCCGCATCCGCCTGCGCGTGTTCATGCACGCGGCGGACCACAAGCTGCAGTTCTAAGCAGTAGCGACATGGCAGGGGCCGCGCGCCCCTGTCTTTCAATTCAACGAGATCAGGGAGAGAGCATGGACATCGAATGCAAGCTGAAACGCGAGGGCGGTAGCCACGTCCCCATCGACAATGTGACGTACCACTTTGTCCCGCTGCCAGATGGCGCGCATGTCGCTGCCGTGGCCAGTGAGGCGCACCAGGACCGGTTCCTTGGCATACCAGAAGCGTACCGCGTCTATCGCGGCAAGGAACAGCCGGCGAGCACGCCGGTCGTGACCAAGACCTACTCGGACGGCGTCAAGGCGACCGGCCCCGGTCCGCTGCCTGACCTGTCGCCAGCGATCCTGCCGATCTCCGGCGCCCATGTGGGCGGTCCGCTGCTGCTCGGCTCTTCCGTGCACCCAGCCAGCTTCGACATCCACGGCAAGACCTGGTCGCTGGGCGACGTGGTCGCGCTGACGCACAGGGAATCCGGGCTCGACGCCGCCGAATGGAACGAGCTGGCCGAGGAGACCCGCGCCGACCTGATCGACGAGCAACTGGACCGCCTGAACGCCGACCTGAACGGAGACGGCGTGGTCGACCAGTCGGAAGAACGCGCCGCGCTCGCCGCCAAGTACAAGGACAAGTTCGGCAAGGCTCCGCACCACAAGTGGGCCGCCGCAAAAATCCGCGAAGCGCTGGACGCACAGTAAAGGACCGCCATGCAGCAACACGCCGATGTCGTCACCGA